GGTAATACTCCTTCAACTTCTCCATCTCAAGGCAATAATGGTGGCAATGCCCCGGGCTATTATGGCGGCGGCGGCGGCGGTGGGGCATCTACAAGTGGAGCTAGTTCATCTTCAACCACCGGCGCAAATGGCGGCAATGGTACAGCTTCTAGTATTTCTAGCTCTAGCGTAACTTATGCTGGTGGTGGCGGCGGCGGTGGCGGTGCGTCTGGAAGCGCAGCAGGTGGTAGCGGCGGTGCTGGTGGCGGTGGAGCTGGAGGAAGCGATACCGGAAAAACAGGAACTAACGGCACAGCAAATACTGGCGGCGGCGGTGGTGGTCATGGTAGTGCTGACTATAGTGGAACTGCTGGCGCAGGCGGTTCAGGCATCGTAATTATCAAACTCAACTTATAACTATGAAAAAAATCTACCGCTTCTATGGCATCGACGTTGCGATGCAGATGCTACGTCCGGGTGCTAAATGGGAGATCAGCAACAACGTATTCACCCGTTGGGATGATCCTAGACCCTGCCCAAGTATGGAAGAAGTCTATTGGGTAATGGAAAAGATTAAAGAGTTTGAAGACAGCATCCCAACTATGTGGTTGCCGGAACAGTTGGAGCAAATGGGCGTACAACAAAAAGAGTTTGAGGAAGCAATCCAATGAATATGCACAACTTGTTTCCTACGCCAATCGGTATGTTCGACTTAGATCGAGAATTTACTGATGAGGAACTGTTGTTTGTTCGCGGTCAGGAAACAAGACCAAATGAAGGCAACACGACTAGCGTAAACAACTTTGTGCTGCGTGATTCGACAATGACTTCTTTGCGGGATTGGGTAGAGGGCTGCGTTGCTGAATACTTTAAGGCGACTAGCGACCCCAAACATGACGTTGATTTACGGATAACACAAAGCTGGTTTAACTATTCAGAGCAAGGTCAGTGGCATCACAAGCACGCTCATCCAAACAGTTTCGTGTCAGGTGTGTTTTACTTAAATACTAACTCTGACGATAAGATTTATTTCTACCGTTCAGGATGGCAACAAATCAAATTCCCGCCTGAAAACTGGAACTTGTACAACTCAGAATCGTGGTGGTTTGAGGCGATTAAAGGGCGGCTAATCCTGTTTCCTTCTTCGCTTGAACATAACGTGCCGACAGTTCAGGGTGAAGATGTGCGGATAAGCATGAGTTTTAATACGTTCCCGGTTGGTATTGTTGGGGATGAGATGTCGTTGACAGGTTTGAAATTGGAGGCGTAATGGCACATTTTGCCCAACTTGATGAGAATAACGTCGTGACTCAAGTTATCGTTATTGATAACAAAGACACTAGCGATGCTTATGGTGTTGAGAAGGAATACATTGGCGCAGCCTTTTGTGAGCGTGTGTTTGGTGGAACTTGGAAACAAACCAGTTATAACGGTAATTTCCGTAAGAATTACGCTGGAATCGGCTACACTTATCAAACAGACATTGATGCTTTTGTTCCTCCTCAGCCTTATCCATCGTGGACACTAGACGCTAATGCTCAATGGCAACCACCAGTAGCAATGCCTACCGATGGAAAGATGTACTCATGGGATGAGGCAACGACATCTTGGGTCGAGATAGTAGAGGCTTAAATGCTTGGATTTTTACCGTTATCTGCTGCTGCAATATCTGAAGATAGCATTACTACGCTGGTTACAGCGTCAGGGGCGATTAACGGTCGAGCGTTAGTTACTGCGGCTGGAACTAAGACGGTTAATGCTTCTGGTGCAATCCTTGGTAGGGCTGTTGTAACGGCTGCTGAGGGGGCTATACAGGGTTCAGCCTCGGTTACTGGTAGGGCTGTAGTCACTGCGCTAGGAGGCTACTCTAGGTCTGCTGTAGCGGCTATTGTAGGCACTGCAACGGTTACAGCTTTAGGTGGAACGGCTAAGTTTGCGTCTGCTCAGATCGTTGGCGTAGGGACATTTACAGCAATAGCGAATAATGCTGTTTTGGCATCTGCTGCGATTACTGCTGAGGCTGACGTTCGTTGCGTTGGTGGGGTTACGAGATCGAGTGCTGTAGGGTCAATGACTGCTAGGGCTGTGGTGACTGCCGAGGGCATGATTTACGGTGAAGAATGGACGAAAGTTTCTCCGGTGAGTGATACATGGCAACGACAAGAATAAACTTTGGTGAGTGGCTACCGGATCAGCCGAGTATCGTTCAGGCGGTATCTGATGCGGTGAACTGTTATCCAGTTGCTAACGGTTATGCGCCTATCCCGAATATTGAGCCGTATCCTAACGATGAAACTCAGGCTTCTGAGACTTTGCTGACTTGCTTTGGTGGTAAGTATGGCGGTCAGAATACGTTATTTGCGGCTAGTGCTTCCAAGTTGTACAAGTTTGATACGTCAAATAACTCATACTCGGATGTTAGTAAATCTGGTGGTTATACCGCTTCTGCATGGGATGTAACGCAGTTTGGGTCGGTAGTGATTGCGGCTGACGGTAACGCCAAGTTACAGGCTTACGACTTAGGATCAAGTACGTTATTCGCAGATTTATCCGCTGATGCGCCTATTGCCAAGTTTGTCACAGTAGTCCGAGATTTCGTTGTTGCAGCTAACGTTGCTGGCGAGGAATCTAAGGTTTACTGGTCGGATATTAATAACGAGACTGTTTGGACTGCCTCATCATCGGTTCAGGCTGATGCTCAGGTGCTTCCTGACGGTGGTGACATTACTGGTATCGCTGGCGGTGAATACGGGCTGATCTTCTTGGAAAAGGCGATTTACCGGATGACGTATGCTGGTAGTCCGTTCTTTTTCCAGTTTGACGCTATCTCTCGGTCTTTGGGATGTATCGCTAACGGCTCGATTGCTCAGTTATCAGGGATTACCTACTTCCTAGCGGACGATGGTTTTTATGCCTGTAACGGTCAGACAGTAACCCCGATTGGTGCTGAGAAGGTTGATCGCTGGTTCTTTGAGAATGTCTCGATTAGCAAAGTAACAAGTGAGATGAGTGCAACGGTTGATCCTGTACGTTCGCTCATTATTTGGGTCGTTCCAACTGCCGCAGGTAACAAATTACTTATTTACAGCCAGAAGCTAAACCGCTGGTCTTATTCGACCATTAACGTGCAGTCGATTTCTTATGTGGTGACTTCCTCTGCTTCCCTAGAGGCATTGGATAAACTCTCGATTACGCCGGGAACGAATACTCTAGCTGGTACTTACACTCGGACAACGACGACTGTTACCGTAACGGCAAATAATCATGGGCTAAATACTAATGCCTATGTTTACTTTGACGCAACGTCTGGCGGTGCTGCTGATGGTTTTTATCAAATTACTAAGGTCGATGACAACAGTTTTACGTTTACGACGGTAGCTTCAGGGTCTATTTCTACGAGTAACTGTACTTTATCGTTGCCATCGATTGATGCTGCGTCGATTACGTTGGATGACCGAGCTTATGCGGGTGGAACTTGGTTCCTTGCAGCGGTTTACGGTCAAAAAGTGTACGGATTTACGGGCGATTTTGCTGAAGCCTCTGTTACAACGAACGATATAGACATTGGCAGGAGCTTAATGACCCTCGTTAAGCCGATTGTGGACAATGGAAGTGGTGATGTAGCGGTATCTAGCCGAGTTTTGCTCCAAGATAACGTGACTTTTGGGACTTATTCCTCGCCAGACTCAATAAATAGGGTATCTGTACGGTCTAGCGGTAACTATCACAGGGTAAAGGTACGTCCTACGGGTAGTAACTGGCGTACTGTAGTGGCTGTTGATGTCGATGTAACGAAAGCTGGTGATCGATGACTCGTCAATTTCGCACATTACCGCCATTTGGAGCCTCGGAACGTGACGTTGCTGAGGTTGTTCGTGGGGCTATGGACGGTAAAACGAATAATTCAGGCTACTTCACTACTGCAACATCGGCTACACAGACAACCCTTTATGATGAGCGTATAGGCTATGATTCGGCAATCATTTTTACTCCAATGAACGACAAAGCAGCACAAGAGATGGCAAAGCTATGGGTTGGAACTAGATCCATTGGATCAGCAGTTATCAATCATGCAAGCAATGCTCATGTTTGTGAATTTATGTACATAATCGTCGGATGATTGAATTTAAATTTATCGAGCCTGACCAACTCAGACAATGGTGGATGAGCGTCAAGCCCGGACTAGAGGAAATAAAGAAACGCAGCCCTGAAAACTGGATACCAGAGGATGTGTACGCAGACTGTTGGAACAGTAAATCGTTTTTATATGTAGCGTTAAAAGATAGTCATTTTGCAGGGTACTTTGTACTACAACCAATCAACGGGAAACTCCATGTTTGGGCGGCTTGGACGTTAGAAAATGATTATCAGTTGGTGGAAAAAGGTTTACAATTTATCAAAGATATGGCAAGAGAAGCTAATATCAAATATTTAAGTTTCTCTAGTCATCGTCCGGGGTGGAATCGTAGGGCTAAGGCTTACGGCTTCCGTCCTAGAGAATGGATTAGCGAGGTGTGATATGGGTGGCGGTGGAAGCGAACAAAAGACGGAAATCGACCCGGAATTTAAGCCGTTTATGAAGTTTGGTCTGGAAGAAGCCAGACGACTTTATGAAGGGATGCCAGCAGCACCGTCAACACTAGCGGTTAGTCCGTCTGCTGCGACACAACAAGCTATGTCACTAGCCGAACAACGTGCTTTGGCTGGTTCTCCACTTACAGGACAAGCTCAAAACGTACTAGCTCAGCAAATGGGCTATACGAGTCCCTATGCCGGGAAGATTGAGGCTATGGGGATGGGTGCTTACGATCCGTCTGCTGGTTTCTATCGTTCGATGATGGAAGGTCAGCCGGAATCTGAGGCTGCTCGTCTAACAAGATCAACTGCTGGCGGTGCTTATCTCAGTGGTGCTAGTCCATACCTTCAGGGTGCGTTATCTCAAGCTAATCGTCTAGCTGGTGAGGCTTTTGGCGAGAGCATGAAGGATTTACAGGCTAAGGCTGCTGCTGCTGGTCGTTATGGCTCAGGGGCTATGGCGCAACAGACTGCCAGAAGTCAGGATGTCTTAGCTAGAGCGTTAGCAGAACAGAATCAGCAAGCGTTCTTAGCAAATTACCAAGCAGAACGTCAGGCGCAAGAACAGGCTATGGGTCGTTTGGGTAGTCTTGAGCAACAGGCGATAGCGAATCGCTTTGCTGGTGCTGGTGGTCTAACGGCTGGTGAGCAAGCAAACCTACGGACTCGTCTAGGGGCTTTGGGTGCTGCTTCTGATATTACGTCTGCTGATCTAGCGAGACAGGCTCAGGCTGCTCAGTTGGCTCCGTCAATGGCTGCTCAGGATTATTCGGATATTCAGAAACTCTTACAGGTTGGTCAAGGTCGAGAGTCTTACGAACAGCAAGCTATCGAGGGTGCATTGAAGGCTCAGGATATACCGCTAGACCGTCTGCGTCGTACCACCAACATCTTCTATGGTGCGCCATTGGAGACTAAGACAGCTACTTCAGGGGGTAAATAATGGGTGCGCCAGTTATGTTAGGTGCGATGCTAGGCGGTGTAACGTCTGCTGCTAGGGGTGGTAATCCGCTACTAGGCGCATTGCTTGGTGGCGTTGGTGGCGGCGTATTTGGTGCTGCTAGTGGTGGTGCTGCGGCTGCTGCTAACGCTGGTGCTGGCTTGGCTCCTGCTGCTACAGGTCTAAAGATGGGTGCTGCTACTGGTTTAACGGCTCCTACGGCGTTTTCTGGCGTAGGTTTGACTCCTGCATCTGGACTAGCTCCGGGCGTTGCTAATTTAGCTCCACCTGCGATGAGTGGTGTTGGTTTATCTCCTGCTGCTACTAGCGTAGGTCTGATGGATACATTGCAGAAGATTCCTAAGTCTTTTGGTGAATTTAGCCGAGAGAATCCGTTTGCTACAAAGTTGGCTGCTGAAGCTGCACAAGAAGAATTTAGACAAAAGCAGGTTCCAAATCCCGGGTTGCTACGAGGCAGACCAGCAGAAGAACAGGCAATGCCTTATTCCTCGCCAGTACCTAAATTTACTTTGATGTAGGTGACATATGGCACTAGAAGATTACGTCCCTAATATCTTTGGTGGCACTCCAACCGTTTATCAAGGGTTGTTGAGTCCACAGGAACAGGCTTCATTAGAAAAGCGTTCTAACCTAGCTGGCTTGCTAGGTTTTGGTGCTGCATTGGCTCAAGGAATGGGTGGCGGTGGTTATCCTCGTTCTGCGCTACAGAATATCTTAACGGCTGCTGCTCAAGGGTTTTCAGGTGCAGGTCAGACGTATCAGGCTGGTATCGGTCAGTTGGCAGAAGTTCAGAAGTTGCAGCAGTCCAGAGCGCAGATTAATGCGATCAATCAGTTACTCCAAGACCCAAGAGTAGCTAACGACCCAATGATGCAAGCGTATATTCGGGCTAATCCTGCTGAGGCTATCAAATACTTTGCTGAGATGGCTCCGATTCGTGAGGCTATCTCTCCTTCTGGTGCTGTTGCTCCATCTGTTCCTGCGATGGAAGTTGCCCCTGCCCCAATAATGGCAGAGCCAAAGCCATTGTTAGGTGGTGATGCTGAAAGACCTGCATTTTCTGGTCAGCCTGAGACCTATCCTATCCCGATGGAAGGCGTTGAGCCTCAAGCAAATGTACTTCCTGAAGTAGTTGTACAGGCACAGGCTCCTAAAGTTGATCCATTAGACGCAAGAAAACAAGAATTATTGGCTCAAAATAATCGACTTTCAAATCTGCCAACAAAAACAGCAAGAGACATCATTGCCAACAATCTACAGCAGATTGAAACTCTTGATAAGCAAATTGCAAGACGATCCACTCAAGAATTTGATTTTGCTGGACTCAAAGCGAATGTTCCTGCTCAGTTTAAGCAGGAAGTAGAAGGTTTAGAACAACTTGCAATGACTGGTGGTATTTCAGGAAGTGATTTAAGACAAGGATTGCAAGATATTAACAAACGAGCTACTGAGTTTGTTACGAAGGAAAAAGATTATACGAATGAAGATCGTCGTGTAGCGGCTAAACTGTTCCCGAATAAAAGCATCAGGGAGCTTTCTGCTGAAGAAATTGGTCGTTTGGATCAAGAGTTGTACAACAGGGAAATCCAGAAAAGATTGGCTGGTCGTACCGTTATTGATATGGGTACGAGAGAGATGGAAAAGGAATTTGCTAAAGGTGTCGTTGAAGATACTAGGGCATCTTTCCAGCAAGCAAAATCTGCCGTTAATACAGTTAAGGCAATAAACACATTAAGACCAATTATTAGTGCTGGTGTTTACGAAGGTGTGTTAGCTGGTGCGCCTAGAGCTATTGACCAATTTGCAACAGCATTGGGCGTTAGTGGAAAAAATACTCAAGAGAAACTGCAACGTACTGCTGTAGCCATGCAGAAACTTGCATCATTGGAGCTTCAGGCTGCTGAGGCTATGAAGGGTCAAGGCGCAATTACAGAGAATGAACGTAGTTTGATTGCTAGGGCTGCTGGTGGTAATTTGCGTGATTTTACGGCTACTGAGGTTCAGGCATTGTTAAACGCACTTGAAACAGTTGCTCAACAAAAGATAGCTTCTCATCAGCAGAATTACGAAATAATGAGTAGTGATCCTGTTGGCAGCAAATATTCTAAGTATTACAAGATAGAGGCTCCTGCTGCACCTACAAAGAAATATAACCCTGCTACCGGAAGGATTGAGTAATGGCAAAGGTTATTGAGGTTCCCGGCATGGGGAAAGTTGAGTTTCCTGATTACATGACAGATCAGGAAATTTCTGCTGCTATCCAGCGAAATATGCAGGGTTCCGTAATGGAGCCAAAGGTTCCATTTTCTCCTAGAGTAGAAGCGGCTAGGTCTGCTGCTCAAGGCGCGACTTTTGGATTTGCTGAGGAACTCGAAGCTGCTCTACGTTCAGGTGCAATTTCAGGTCAGCAATACGAGCAACTTAGAGACCGTCTTAGAGCGCAACAAGGCGCATTTCAGGCTGAATATCCTGTTACTGGCGGCGTGACAGAGTTTGGTGGGGCTTTATTGGCTCCATTTGCTGCATTTAAGACACTTGGGAAGGCTGCTCCTGCTGTCCAAGAGGCGGTAACTGGTAGGACACTTCCGGGTCAGATAGCTAGGGGTGCTGGTGTTGGTGGGGTTACTGGCGCATTAACTGGCGTTGGTACTGCGACTGACGATGTTTCTGGCAAAGCCTTAGAAACTGGTGTTTTTGGTGCTACTGCTGGTGCTGTTATACCTGCCGCAATTCGTGGTGCTGGTACTGTAATTCGTAATGTTCTAACGGCTTCAGGTATAGGAGATCAACCCGGGGCAGCCTCAAAAATGATAATGAATAGGCTGCAAAAGGAAGATTTAAGTCCTGATGAGGCTCAACAGATACTTGATGACTTGCGTAAAGTTGGCGTTCCTAACCCTGTTATTGCTGATTTGGGTAAAAGCCTTAGAGACCTAGCGTATGCTGGTTATGTTGTTCCTTCAAAGGCAAAGGGGGCTACAGAGGCGTTTCTTGAGTCAAGGTTAATTGACCAACCTAACGATATTGTCAAAGCACTGGCAGATAAAGCAAATCTCAGCCAAAACGTAAGTGGCTACGAGTATTTGAATAGCCTCGTAAAGAACCAACAATCTGCGGCTAGAAATGCCTATCCAAAGGCTTATAGCAAGGCTGTAGATGCTAGAGATTTCCGTAAGTATGTTGATCGTCCTGTATTCCAACAGGCTTACGAGGAGGCTGTAAAACGGGCTGGTGTTCGCGGTGAGACATTGCCTGACCTAGAGCAGATTCGTAATGCTCAATTTGTGCCTACTGATGTGTTGCACCAAATCAAGATTGGTCTTGATCGTATCGTTGAGGGTCAGACTGACATTACTGGAAAAGTAACGGCTTACGGCAGGGATGTTGCCGGAGTTCGTAAAGAATTTAATGATCTAATCAAAGCAAAGAACGAAGATTATCGTATTGCTAATGCTAAATTTGCCGATTCTGAGCGTATTCAAGATGCTTTCGTCTTAGGGCAGAAGTACCAGAGACTTGATCCAAAGGAAGCAATGGATAGGTTGAAACGCATGAATAACGCAGAAAAAGAGTCTTTCCGTTTAGGAATGATGGCAGACGTTAATGAGCGTTTGGCTAATTTCAAAGGCGGTGACTTTACTCGTCAAATCTTCAAAAGCCCTAAGCAAAAGTCTTTGTTACGTTATGCGTTTGAGGATGAGGGCAAGTTTAATGAGTTTTCTAAAGTTGTTTCGGCATTAGAAGAACAGTCAAAAACAGCTAAAAACATTATCAGAGGGTCTCCAACAGGCGAGAGATTGGCAACTGGTGAAAGTGCTGCCGAACTAGGTCAATTAGCTCAGACTTACGCTACTAGGGGTATGACTGGTGTAGCTATGGATTTGGCTCGTCAAGGATTGGCTAGAACCAGAGGCATTAGCGGTGAGACTTCAGCAGAGTTACAGAGAAGATTATTCGCTGTTGATCCTGTTGAACAAAGAGCAATTTTAGATGAATTGAAGAAACGAACGCAATCAATTCGACCTATAGGTAATGTTCCGGCGGCTGCTGGTTTGGGTACTGTAACTGGGCTATTGGGTCAGTAAGGATAATCATGGCAAAGAACAAGATTAGCGAATACAGCGCAACAGCAGCAAACAATACAGATATTGCCGGGATTAACATTGCTGAAGGCTGTGCGCCGAGTAACATCAATAACGCTATTCGTGAGTTGATGGCGCAGCTAAAGGATCAGCAGACGGGTGCTGATAGCGATAACTTTACTGTTGGTGGTAACTTGTCTGTTACTGGAAGCGTTACCCTAACGAACGCTTTGCCGATAGCTCAGGGCGGTACTGGAAACACTACAGCATCAACAGCGATTAACGCTCTGATGCCTTCTCAGACGAGTAACTCAGGTAAATACCTAACGACCGACGGTGTTAGCGTTGCTTGGGGTACTGTTACTCCGGGAACTGGTACGGTCACTAGCGTAGGTCTAACGTCTAACCTATCAGGTATTACGGTTTCTGGATCGCCTGTAACGTCATCTGGCTCTATATCACTTAATGGCACATTAAACGTGGCTAACGGTGGTACTGGTGTAGCTTCACTATCCACAGGTGCGGTATTGGTGGGTAATGGTACGTCAGCTGTATCGTCAGTAGCCCCTAGTTCCAGCGGTAACGTCCTGACTTCTAACGGTAGTTCTTGGTCATCGTCTGCGCTTCCTACAGCCTCATCAAGTGTTTCTGGAATCGTTAGCACAGGTACTCAGACATTTGCTGGTACTAAAACATTTAGCACTGCTCCTGTAAGTTCTGGTGGATATAACTTTACGACAACTAGTTCTTTGTATTGGACGGGTGCTGAGGCTCAGATTCGTATCGCTGGCAATATGCGGTTGTTTGTAGGGGCTACATCGGCTGGTTTTGACCTATCAGACGTTCAAAAAGTCGGTGGTGGCTCATTTAACAGTTACTCAGACTCACGTTACAAACAAGACATTAGTGCCTATACTAAGGGTCTAGCGGAACTAAAACAGGTTGAGCCTAAGAACTACCGCTTTACCGCTGAGTTTATGAAGTCTGATAGCCCATCTCAGCAGTTTGTCGGGGTTATAGCTCAGGAATTAGAAGGTACTGCCTTTGCAAATTGCGTCAAAACAGACAATAATGGGTATAAGATTGTTGATACTTCAGAACTTACGTTTGCCTTAATTAACGCGGTTAAAGAGCTTACACAAAGGATAGAACAGCTAGAGGGTGGAAATGCTTGACGTAGGGAAAACATCATCAGCGGCGACTTATGGCGGTTCTGTGACCGCCATCTTTTTTGGACTGACCGCTAACGAATTTGCTGCACTAGGTGGATTAGCCATAGGTATTATCGGATTGATAATTGGCACTTGGTATAAACACCAACATTTAAAGATTGCCAGAGAGAATCAAAAGGCTAATACGGAGGAATAAATTGATCCTCTAACGTTATTGGCTGCTGCCAATGCTGCTGTTGCGGCTGTAAAGAAAGGTTGTCAGTTATACAAAGACATTAAAGGTGCTGCTGGTGAGGTCAATGACGTATTAAAAGACTTAAAAGAGCAATATCACAAGATTGTTGATCCGACTCCAGTACAGAAACAGCAGTATCTAGCGGAGGTTCAGCGGGTTCAGGAGATAGCCAAGGCTGACCCTAATGACGTATATACGGACATTGGCAACCAGCTAGGTACGCTGATGGATTCTTACGATGCGATCAGTAAGTTATTCCTTAAAGAACAATTAGAGGCTAAACAGGTTTACAAGGGTGAGGAGTCAATAGGTAGGAGAGCATTAAAGCGGATATTGATTACAACTAGGCTTGATGCGATGTTAGCTGAGATACGCGAAACGATGGTTTACAAGGCTCCACCAGAGTTAGGGGCATTGTGGAGCAAGTTTGAGGAAATGTGGCAGCGTATCGTTAAAGAGCAAGAAGAAGCTCACGCAGAAGAACTTAGGCTGGCTCAGATAGCATCATGGCGACGCAGAAAAAGAATAGCGGAAATCAGAGCAAAGGCGGTATGGGTTTCAGCAGTAGTGTTCGTAGTTCTATGGGCGGTGGGTCTAATGTGGCTGACGACAAAAAGCGCGACGATGAGAATGTCCCTTGGTCATTGATTGTAGTCGTAATGGCTGTATTACTGATGTTCTTTATCGTAATGCCTATCCTAGCCTTCATGTACTACGATATGTACTATGCGACACAAGCTGCTGTCCAAGAAGTTAGGAAGATGCAACAGTTAAGGCGAGAAATTCTGATTGAGAGGATGTATCGTGATTGACCGTAATGCTTGGAAAAAGTTTATTCCTCACTCAAAGTATCCTGACCAGTGGTATGAGGCTCTGTTTGGCAAGCAGACAGAACTAGGTGGTAAGTCTCTCCTAGAAGAATACGAAATAACGACTCCGAACCGTATAGCATCGTTTCTAGCCCAATGTCATCATGAATCGGGTGGATTTGTGTGGCTAACGGAGAACTTGAACTACTCTGCTTCAGGACTTCTTAAAGTATTTCCTAAGTATTTCCAGACTGACTCACAGGCTAAGTCTTACGCTAAACAGCCGGATAAGATCGCTAATTACGTCTATGCGAATCGTATGGGTAATGGTGATGAGGCTAGCGGAGATGGGGCTAGATACAAGGGTAGAGGGCTTATCCAGCTAACTGGCAAGGATAACTATTTTTGGTTTGCCGCTAGCCTAGAGATGACTCCTGAACAAGCCTCAGAGTACACACAGACGTTTGAAGGTGCTGCTCAGTCTGCTTGCTGGTTCTGGGAAACTAACAAGTTGAATCGATTTGCAGACGCTGGTGATCTTAGAGGCATGACTAAGGTGATTAACGGCGGTTATAAGGGTATGGAAGATAGAGAGGCTCAGTATGCGCGTGCTTTGGCTGTTGTTCATTCTTAGTCTCGTTGGGTGTGATCGGTTTAGGTATCCTTGCCAAGACCCTGAGAACTGGGAAAAGAAAGAGTGTAAAAGACCTTATTGCAGTAGTACCGGAACCTGTCCAGATCAGCTAACGAAGCCAGAGGAAATTAAGGATGAATCCCCTAAAGTTAGTCAGCCAGTTTCTTGCAATGACGCAGGAACAGCACGATGCGGTAATTAAGTTCTGTATCGCTGTTACCTTCTGTTTTACTGTTGTCATCATGGTAGGCGTATCACTCTATAGTGTTGTATTTGTGACACAGCCCATGAATGGCATGGCTCCGGCAGATAAGCAGTTCTTCCTAATCTTGTCAGATATGAGCAAGTACATTCTTGGCTCATTAGCGACGTTATTGGCGGTCAAGGGTAAGGATGCTATAGCTCCGTTTGTGCCACCCGGACTATCTACAGCAGCAGAACGTGAGGATAAGCCGACTCCTAAAGTACCTACAGTTAGCCCACAACCTGCTAGGATGGAGCCAACGATTACGTCGTATAACCCTAAAGCAGCACCGGAACAACCACCACACCCGGAGATCACATGATTGCACTCACATTACGAATGGTTGGAACTGTCGTTCTTAGTCTTCTACTTGTGTTTAACATTCACGCTGGCGAGACAAAGAAGGTCTGTCACGTTGAGAAAAGACAAGGCAAGGAGAAAGAAGTTTGCCGCGAGGTTAAAGTCCACAAGAAACTTGATGGCACTAAAGTCCCGCCGAAATGAACCCTTACGTCATCATTGGCGTTGTAGCAGCCATAGGCGTTGCAGGAGCCGGAGGTCTGTACCAAGGACACCAGCTAGGCAAGGCTGAGGTTCAACAGGCTTGGGATAAAGAGAAAGCCGAGCAATACGCTCAGTACGCCAAGGCTCAAGAAGAAGCTAGGGCTAAGGAACAGGAGCTACAGGCTAACGCTGACAAGTTAAGGAAAGAGAAAGATGCGGAAATCAGGAATATTACTGCTAGGGCTACTGCTCTCTCTAACAG